CAATACGGCAGGGCATACGGTCGTTGTTGATATCGTACTGACGCACGATACGCATCGAGATACCGTTGTGCACCTGACGCGAGGCCATATCGACACCTTGCGGCATCATCAGGTCGGCGGTAGCGAAGGTGATCGCATCCTTGTGGTACACCAGATTCTGAGCGTACTGGCTCGAAGCAGCGCCCACAAACACGACAGCCTTGCTGTTGGCCGGCAGAGCGTTCACGGTAGCCAGCGCGTGGTTGGCCGAGTACATCGGCGCAACGGTCACGGTGGCGGTCGTGGTGACGGTCGAGGAGGCCAGAGCCACGAACTGGAACAGCGAGCCGGTGGACTCACGGGTCTGCGGGTTCACAGCGTACACATCGGCGATGGTGAACACGTCACCAACAGCGATGGTTTCGCCAGAGCCAACAGTCAGCGTCAGCGTGGTAGCGCCTTCAGCAGTCACAGCAGCGCCGGTAGTCGCGCCAGTGGCGGCGCGGGTGCCGGTGGTGTGCTGCTTGATCGACTGAGACATGTTGATCTCGTCAAAGCCCAACACGCCCATGCCCATCATGCCGTTCTTGAACTGCTTGCTGATGGTGTCGGTCGGGTTGAACAGACCTTTCATGCCTTCGACCAGGCCAGCGTTGGCAGCCGGGTTGACGGTAGCGTAGCGCGGCGACATCACAGCAGCGTTCTCGTTGAGTTTCTGCTGGGCTTGCAGCAGAACCAGCGAGGTGCTGGGAGTGGTGCCGGGGGTGCCGACGGAGTTGCCGATGCTCTTGTATGCGTTGGCAACATCAGCGTCGATGCTGGAGGCCAACTGGCTGATACGAGGCTTCAGAACACGCTCTGCGAAGTCGTCCAACTGCATGGTCAGTTCGGCAGAGGTGAAGTTCACACCGATGTGCTTCTGCGAAGCAACAGTCAGGGTGGTGAACTGCTCGTTGTCGTCCTGAACTTGCAGGGCAGCGCCGTCGGTCACCAGAGCGCGGTCGGGCAGACGGATACGCAGGGTCGAACCGATCTTGGCACCTTCGACAGCAAAGCTGTCGTCGTACTGACGGTTCACGTTACGGGTGAGCACCAGGTTGTTCTCCAGGCCAAATGTTCGCCAAGGTTCGTTACGCCTTGACCGCCCTTTCGGGCTGCTGCATGTCACCATGCAGAGCAGACTATCTCTTCACCCTCTTGCGAGGGGCTGTGCGCTTCCAGCCACTTGGCTGTACTCCCTTACGGGATAGTCGTTACACCTTCCGCTGGTGAGGACAAACGCCGCCGTTTCTGTGCTTGCCGACCTGACAGTTCATACACAACACTTGGTAGCCTTGCGGGAACTTGCTCTTGCGAAGCCAATTGTAGAAGGCTGACCCTCCACCGTTGTACTTGCCTGACCTTCGTTCCTCGGCCCCATCGTTGTTGATGTGGTCAATCGACAAAAACATTCGCTCAGTCTCTCCGCAGCAGTTGCACTTGTATCCGCCGTAGGCTTCAAACACTTGCTCTCTGCACCGGTCTTGATTGCGCTTGGTTTTCTCAGACTCTGCGGCGCGTATCGCGGCCACTTCTTCTGGCGTTCCATTTGCAATCTTCCGGTTGCGCCATTCGCGTGCGTGCTCTCGGGACTTTTCCCTGTTTGCATCACGCCAATCACGCATACGCTGATTGACTTTCTCTCGGTTGCGTTCTCGGTATCTGGCAGCAGCTTCGCGGTTCTTAGCCCGCTTGGCGTCGTCATTTACCTTCTCATTCTCACTTTTGGCTTGGCTCGGTGTTTTCATGTAATCATCTTACATGACGTCCACCGAATTCACACAGTTTTTTTCTTGGGGTTACCCCCAAGGGAGACCGATTAGTTAATCTCCAGAGCCTTCCGGGTGATCATGTCAATTGTCAAAATTGAGTTGGCCATGATCAAAAAATTCCTTCTAAAAAAGAGTTAGCGGTTCATTTGCGCTTGCAACTTTTTCATCTGCCGGGCACGTTCAGCTTCGATCCACTCCGAGGTACTCATGGCCTTCGTCGAGCGAGGGTCAGTCGTATCATAAGACGGGTTGCCACTGGTTCGTGCTGTCACAGGTGTAATCGGCGCAGGCGCAGACGTAGTTGGTTTCACAGGAGGACTTGCGGCCAGTTTGGCCTCAATCTTCCCAATCTCACGGGCCTGCAAAAGAGGTGACAGACGGGAAATGCCATCGGCTTCCTTCGGGTTCGTCCCCAGCCAGTAGGCAAGGTCCGGCCCCATTTCAGACGCCTTGATTGTCTCGGCCATCACATCGGTGACTCGAAGCTGCGGGTTGTAGGCGACTTGCTCGAAGTCGTCGTACTTAACCCTGGCTTCTTCCTCACGTTCGTGATAAGCCTCCTCAATCGCAGCCTGCTGCTTCTGGAACTCACGCTGTGCGAGCAGTTCTTCGGCCTTTCTGACCGCCAGCGCTTCCGCGTAGGCATCAGGGGACTCGAACTGATCGATCGGCGGGACTTCCGTCTTCATCACCTGTTGGGTGACTTTGGCCTGCTGCTCACGTTCCCATTTGCGCTGCTCTCTGGCAAGGCGCTTGCTGATCATCGCGTCGATCTCAGCCTGGGTGAATTTCTTCTCCTCGGGCGTCTGCTCGGGTTGATTCTCAGCTACTTCCGGCGCGTTTTGTGCATTCTCCGTGGTGGCCGTCACCTCGGGTGCTGGCGCGGATTCAACTTCCGCTAAGGCTTCTTGGACTTGTTCAGTCATAGGTTACTCGTTAGAGCGCCCGGTCTGCTGGGCCGGTACAGTTCTCAGATTATGCGCTAAGAAGGCGCTTGTCAAGATTTACATTGCTACAAGCACAAATGCCAGCAATTCTTCATATCGAATGCCAAGTTGCGTTGACCCGTCTTCCATTATGTCAGCGCAAAACAATGCGTAAGCATTTGCATCAAGCCCATGTGCTTCAAATGCTGCTTTCACGTCTTGCGCGATCACGCCAACATGAATGCGGGCGCCGTCACCTTTGGCTTTAACAGCATCATTAAACTTAAACGCGCGAATCAAACCTTTTATTTGAGCCGCTACCGCTTTTTCTGCATCGCTTAAACTACGGATTTGTTGTTTTTGATTGGCGTCTGATGTGTTAATTGATGGGGCAACTGCAAACACCTCTGTCCAGCGTTTCGCCGCAGTGCCAAGTGATGTTACGTTGTCCGAAATTGGTCGAACAGATGCACCGTTGCCAATGTTGACAGGCGCGTCAACAGAACCAACAGAATTCAAAGAACGAAGGTTTAACTCATTGTTCGCGTCGACCTGAGCAAACAACACTTGACCTGTGCCAGCAGCGTTTCTCGTTTTCAACCAAAGGTTGTTTTTTAGCCAAATTTCATCCTCAAAATAAGCCGCATATGTGCCCGATGGCGCTGCGGGGAGTGCAGAACCCGGAGCCGTAAAAATGCGCTTACCTTGCAGTTGAATGGGTCTAGACGCTGACGCCTCGATTTCATACCAGCCAAGGTCAGAAGACTGAATGACTGGCGAATCAGCGTTGGACAAACCGCTCAAAATAATTGGCGATGTTGCCGTGTAGCCGCCAACAAATTGCGGGTGATCTGATCCAACTTCAAACGTAATGTCTGTGCCATTGTCCTCAAAACGTAAACCGCAATAAAACCCGTAGATTGCGCCCTCATACAAGCCGGTAGTGCAGTTTTCGATGCGTGTGCCAAACACTTTGGGCGTGTCTACCTTGATGCCACCTGGAGCGGTGTCAAGACCGACAATGCACGTTAAGCATTCGCCACCGATAACGATGTTTTGATTGGCGTCTTCACCCCATTTGATGCCTTTTCCAAGATACCTCATGGTACAGTCTTGGACTGTGTTGCTGTACGCGCCAGCGTTCAGCGGTGCGCCAAACAAAACGCCATTGCCGCTGGCTGTTCCAATGTTAGTGCCGCCAACAATATGCAAGTCCTGAGCAACAGAGTTGTTGACGCTGCTGAAATCGACGCCGTTAATGTTTTGCCCATCAAGGTCGATCATCAACGATCTAACAGCGCAATAAGCGGAAGTGCTTGCGCCAGAATTGGAGTTACGAATAATGCTGTTTGTCGTACCAGTTTTGGCTTTAAGTTTTGTCGTAAACTTGGACTCGCCAACGATTTGCGTTCCGGCAAAATTAAACGCATTCAAATTGCCGACAAGGTATGTGCCTTGTGGCAGATACACAGTGCCACCAGCAGCAGCAGTGATGGCCGCATTGACGGCATTAGTATCATCGGCCACACCATCACCAACAGCGCCATAATCCAGCACGTTGAATACCGCGCCGTTAATCATGGAATAAGTTACTT